CGCGTGCAAGCGCGACCACGTGCCATAGCATCGCCAAGCTATCCTTGCCCGCGCTCGTGTTCACGAGCACCACGTGATAGCGCGTTAAGTCCATAGGTGCCTGGGCGCCGTGCTCCAAGGTGAGCGCGGGCGCCGTTGAGTGTTGAGTGATGTTGATGAGTGAGTAAGTCATAAGTTGTGACTCGATCATAACCCCTGTTTTTGCGGTCGCCCTGGGGCTCGAAGCGCGCTCGCGTGAGTCACGAGTCTATGCGCGCGAGTCACGAGTCATGCTCTCCCACGTATCCATGCAGGATATGTTCGGTACCAGTTACGTTAACGTGCGCCTGCGACCGGCGGCGAGACGTAACGTAAGATCGAACGTGGGTCCTAACTTCGAGGCGCCGCCCCCCGGCGGTGGCGCAGCGCGCAAAACGCGAGTTATTCGCTCGACCTATTCAAGCGGTTCATAGGTATTAGTCGTTAACTGACTGATTCTATGGCATCTGCTAGTTGCTGGCGCTATGGTATTCCTAAGCGGAAATATGGTATTCCCAAGCTATGGAACCTGCTTTCGACCCAAAATGCCTGGAATTGGCGGAATACTTCCTGAATAGCGACACCGGACGCTGGACCGAAAAGGAGGCGCGGGAGTTGGCGGCGCAGATCCAGCAAACTGTGGAAGACTTTATGCATGGAGGCAGCTAATGTTCCGGTTGGCGAAAGCGCCTGAGAGCCAGGACGCAACGTTTTTTTTGCTCTGCGACCACCGGCAGTGCATGGAGGCGCGGCGCGGCCTGCCCAACATGACGAACCCTGAGGAGTACCGCCTCAGTAAGAAGCTGTTTGTCGAGACGGCGCGCACGGAAGGCTGGCTGATCGACCTGGAAGGCATCTACTGTCCGTTTCACTCGCGGGAGATCGCGTATATGGCGAAGGAGGCGCAGGAGCGGCAACAGCAAGTAGTTCCCGCCAACGGCGCGGACGTGGTAGCCTTCGGCAAGAGTAAGTAATGGCGAAGCGCACGACAAAGCGCATAAACAACATTGGAGTGAACGCACTCGCGCGCGAGTGCGATCTGCCGCAGTCCACGGTGAGCGGCCTGATGAAGCGCGGCATGACCGCCGATCAAATTCGCGCGCGGGCAGGCGTCAAGCCAGGGAAGCAATCGGTGGCGGAACCCGGCGAGTACGAAGTCGTGATGCAGGCCAGGAGCCGCATCGACGCCCTGGAGGATGCCAAGCTGCGGCGCGCGAAGGCCCTTGCGGAGCGCCAGGAGATCGAGAACGCGCTCAGGCGCGGCGAACTGATGCCGGTGAGCTACGTGCGCAAGTGGGCGTCGGAGTTCCTGAGCGCAGGCCGCGACGAGATGCTGCGCATCCCAGGGGAACTGGCGGATGCGCTCGCGGCGGAGAGCGATGCGCGCGAAGTGGCGGCGGCTCTGCGGGCGGCGATGGACCGCGTGATCGCGAAGTTTGAACAACTCGATCAGATATGGCAGGGGCAGGATCAGCAAGCGGCAGCTTAAGTTGGCTGCGGCCACGAAAGCGCAAGTTCCGCACCGAATTGACTACGAAGGTTCCGGCATGGATGGAGTCGGTAATCGAGGCTATCAATTGGCCGGAACATGGCCGGTTGGGCCAGAACTATGATTACGTTCGCGGCTACATTCTGCGCAACGTCTGGTCGGAAAAGCCGTGGACGGCTATCGTCTTGAGCTATGGAGATGATCCGCCGGATGCGAACAGCTTCAAACTTCTTCGCGATGCGCGGAGATGGGCGTTCAATGTATTGCGCAAGCGCAACAAAATATCACGCGAGGAGGATTTGATGTGGCGACTGGTAATGCCGGATTCCTAGTCCCCGGCTTCCCCTGGACTCCGGTCTTCGAGGAACTGCGTGGGATCTTCAAGCTGAGACCGAAGGTCCCGCTCTCTCAGTGGGCGGAAGACAACATCGTTCTTTCGCCTGAATACTCCAACTCCACCGGGCCGCTGCAACTGTATGGCTGGCAGCGCGGCATCTTCGATGCGATCACCGATCCCACGGTAGAGACCGTGGTCATCAAGACCGCGACCCAGATAGTGAAGTCGCTCGCGATCATGGCGGCGATAGCGTACTGGATCGCGGAAGACCCAGGGCCGATCTTGCTGGTGGAGCCGAAGAAGGACAGCGCGAGAGATTTCTCGAAGCGCCGGTTGATGCCGCTCTCGCGCGATTGCGCCGCGCTGCACGGGAAGATCAGCGACTCAGTGCATGACGGCCACAACACGATTCAGAGTAAAGACTTCCCCGGCGGCAACCTATTGATCGTCTCCGCACGCACGCCGATTGATTTGGCGCAGCATACGATCCGTTATCTGGTGTGCGACGAAATTGACAAGTACGACGAGGACGTGGGCGGCAGCGTCGAGCGCCAGGGCGAAGGCGATCCTATTGATCTTGCCTGGGAGCGCGCGATGACGTTTGGGAGCAGGCGGAAGCGCGTGCTCGCGTGCAGTCCGACCGTGGCCGGTCAGTCGCGGATCGAGAAGGCATTCGCTCTCTCCGACCAGCGCCGACCCTGGGTGCCGTGCCCGCACTGCGGGACGATGCAAGTGCTCCGCTTCCGCGACCGCGACGGCTACCACGTCAAATGGGATACGGGCGTGGCGCGCGAGCTTCAGCCGCAGACGGCGCGCTACCACTGCGTGAAGTGCGATAAGCCCTGGACGGAACAGCAACGCTGGCGCGCGTGCAACCACCACGTCGAGTGGAGACCGGACCATCCGTCCATCGAGCGCGGCGTAGCCGGATTCTGGATCTCGCATCTTTATGTCCCTCCGACCTGGAAAACGTGTGCGAGCATCACGCGGCAATTCCTGAGCGCGAAGGACGATAGACAAAGTCTAAAAACTTTCATCAACACGACGCTGGCCGAAGAGTGGGTGGAAGAAGGCGAAGCGCCGGATAAGGAGGTGCTGTTCGCGCGCAGGGAATCGTATCCGTTCCAGGACGCGGCGATCATTCCCCAGGGAGGGTTGTTCCTGACCGCAGCCGCCGACGTGCAGGAGAATCCGCCCAGGCTGGAAGTCGAGATCAAAGCCTGGGGACGCGGCAGGGAGAACTGGAGCATCGGCTACTGGATCTTGCAGGCGTTCGCGGAGAACGGCCAGGAACTGCCGGTGTCGAGCCGCGAAGTATGGGACCGCCTGGAAGAGCTACTGCAACGCGAGTGGCAGCACGAGTCAGGGCACGCGCTGCCGATCCTGGCGATCTGCATCGATACCGGCACGAACCCCAAACCCGTGTACGAGTTCGCTAGACGCGCTGGGCATTTTCAACTTGCGTACGGTCCCGCCGGTATCAAGCTGATTGCGAACCGTACCATCGTGCCGGTGAAGGGCAACGACGATCCGCTGCGGATCATCAGCAAGATTTCGAAAGAGGACGCGGCCAGGAAGCGCCAGGGCGTGAGGATCGTCTCCATCGGGACCGTGTGCGCGAAGGCGGAGATCTTCGATCTGTTGCGCCACGTGCAGCCGTCAGGCGACGGGTCGGCGTCCCCAGGGTGCTATCACTTCCCCTTGTATGACATGACCTACTTCGAAGGCATCACGAGCGAAGTGAAGATCGTGCGCGCCAGCGGCATCGTGGAATACGAGAAGCGCGGCGCCCGAAACGAGCCGGTGGATCTCGCGGTGTACAATCGCGCGGCTGCAAGCATCGTGGGGATCGACCGCATGTCAGAGGCCCACTGGCAGCGGTTTGAAGCGGCAGTCGCGCCGATCAGCGGCGTACGACCAGCGCCCGCACCGGCTCCAGCGCCGCCTCCGCCGCCGGTCGTGCAGCAACCCCAGGTGCCGGTTTCGCCGCAGTACGGACCCAGGCCAATGCGCGGCGGGTTCCGCCGGTGGTAGGCTTATAGCGGACACACGGTAACTTTACTTCTTTCTGTTCGATTCTTCCCGGCGGCGCCCAACCCGCCGGTTTTTTATTTCCGTGCTAATCTGGAGCCGTCAATCGTTTGTGTTAAACCTGTTCGGCCCCGGCGGCCCACTACGCCGTGGCTTTTTCATCTGCTAGCTGTTGTGGTATGCTATACGCCATGACGGTTCACCAATTCATTACCAAGGAAAGAACAAAAGCCCTGCGCAAGGGCAACGCGGCGCTCGTGAAGGGCCTGGACGTTGCGGCGGAGATCGCCCAGGGGAAACGCTGCCCGAAGGGCCACGCGGGCGACGACCTGACATCGGTCGCGGATGGCACCGTATATTGCCTGAAGTGCGACGGCGCCCACGACACGGAAGAGGCGGTCGCGGAGTGCCTCACCGACCTGGGGATCGAGGTGCGAGCATAACCATGTACTTCTCCAAAGACAAACAAGTGCTAAAGCGCCAGCGAATCGAGGCGCGGATCGTGCGGCAAGTGGTGGACGATGCGCTGGCCGCTGGCTTTACGCTCGATGTGGATACCGGCGGCGATGAGCCTGATCTCGCGGGATCTCGCGACCGCAAGGCCGTACTGAAGGCCATGATGGAAACGGATGAGGACTACCTGATCCTGCATCGCGGCCAGCAGAGCGGCTGGGTTCGGTTCGTCTACGGCAACGAGGGCTGGTACGTCATCAACGACTACACGGTAAACCTGGAGCCGGTGCTGGCGGGCGCGAACGCGCTAGCCGAACGGTTGGAGGCGCGGGCTGGCGCGTAGTTGACAGCAGCCCACTACAACGAATACGGCAGACGCCCCGGCAGCTTCGGCTGGCCGGGGCTTTTTTATTGGCGTATCATTCCCGTATGGTTGGACGCGCCGATCTCGCTATCTACCAGGGCGACGACTGGGCCGGAATCGTGACCGTGTACGACGGCGGCGCCGCCGCAGTGCTCACGGGCTATTTGCCGCAGGCGCAGATCCGCCTGGGGCCTGCCGACACGAATCCGAAGGTGCTGGTGGAGATCGCCGCCGCTCTCGATACGACCATCACCGGCCAGATCAACCTGTCGATCCCCAGCACGACCACGACGTACATGAGCGGCAGCTATGCCTGGGACTTGCAACTCACCACGCCGACCGGCGTGATCATGACCTTACTTGCCGGTCAGGTGGTCGTCACGCAGGAGATCACGAGGGAGGCGGCGGCATGAACGCGAAGCTCACGCAGCCGCAGCGGTTCACCGCAGTGCTGGGTTCCGCGACGGCCACAGGATCGCCAGGGCCTCCTGGACCGCAAGGGCCTCCTGGGCCAACCGGGCCGACCGGCCCCACAGGTCCGCAGGGCGTGCCAGGGCCAGCCGGTCCCACAGGTCCGCAGGGCAATCCAGGCCCTCCCGGCGCTTCAGGAAGCGGCTCGCCCGCTGGCTCGACGGGACAGATCCAGTTCAACAGCGCGGGCGCGTTCTCCGCTTCGCCTAACTTAACTTGGGATGGCGCGCACGGCAATTTAGGAGTGGGAACCAGCACGCCCGTATACAACATCGACGTAGTGGATGTTGGCGTTCAATCATCCCGGTTTCAGACACTGAACCCTACCGGATACAGCGCGATCAAGCTTGCTGATAGCAGTGTCGCAGCGCAGATCTGGTTCAACTCCGCTGGCGTGAATCCGGCGAATGAGCTTGCGCTGTACAACGGCGATACGACCGGCCCGATTTCCCTCTACACCTCCAGCGGACAAGTGACGATCTTAGCCAACGGTAATGTCGGATTCGGCAAATACAATCCAGCCTACGCCGTCGATATTATTGGCGATTGCAACCTGAGCGCGGGCCACGTCTACCGCGTAAATGGCGTGCCGATCTCTACTGGCGGAAGTGGTAGCCAGACGCCGTGGACGAGCGACATCGATGGCGGCAATTTCAATTTGACCAACGTCAATATTGCTTTCGCCACTCTCTTGTTTTCCAACAAGGGAAACTTTCCATGCGTGCGGCTCGACAGCGCGACGGTGAAGTTCCAGGATTCCAACGCGCACTTCAACTGGTCTATCGACAACAGCGCCACGGATCTGCGCTTCGTAAAAAACAACGGCGCACAGATGTTGCTCACCTTGTCGTATGCCAATCAGTATGTGGGCATTAATCAGTCAATCCCAGCCTACCCGCTTGATATCGTTGGCGACTGCAACATCACGGGCGTCTACCGCGTGAACGGCGTGCCCATCGCTGGCGGCAGCGGGATGACCGATCCCACGACGACGCTGGGCGATCTGATCGTCCGTGGGTCGAGCGCGCCGAACCGTTTGCCCGTGGGTACAAACGGTCAAGTACTGACGGCGGATTCCGCGCAGACCTTGGGCGTCAAGTGGGCTACTCCCACTGGAGGCAGCGGTGGTTCGCAGACTCCGTGGTTGAGCGACATCCAGGGCGGCGGCTATCAGTTGCTCAACGTGAACAACATCTTCGCGACCGGCATAGTGGTGATTGGCCTTGGGTATAGCGGCGGGACCGCTGGCGATCTCAGCGTAGGCCGACTGAGCAATCCTACCCAAGGCGTGATCTTCTTCGGCAACAACCCTAGTCGCTATATCTATTACGATTCGTTCCAATTCCAGATATCGGGTGGAATGACCGTAAACGGCGATGGCGTAGTCGGCGGCAACTTCTGGACTACGGGCCAGCCTAAGATGACCGGCCTCCAAACATACGCGAGTAACGCGGCGGCTCTCGCTGCCGGATTAGTTGCTGGCGCACTCTATACCGATGGCGCGGGCGCTGTGAAGGTGGTATTTTGACGGCATGGCGCCGACCGGACCTATTCCCGGCAACCCGATCCCGCCGCCTCTCGCGATCACGCAAGAGACGCTCCTGACGCTTCAGCAAGCCATCGCATCGGGCGTGCGTACCGTGCGTTTCCAGGATCGCACCATCGAGTATGCGAGCATTGATGATCTGATCAAGGCGGCGAATTACCTTCAACAACTCCTGGCCGGTCAGGGCGCAATCACCGGCGCTCACCGGCAAATCAGGCTGTACACCAATAAAGGATTATGACCGCTCCCGCCATCATGCCTTCGAAGAAAACTGCGATCACGCCGCGCACGGCGCTGATCTCGACGCTGCGCACGTGGTTACTCTACCGCGACCGGGCGTTGTGGGCGTTCGTATCGGGGACGGAGGCCGACGATCCGCTCGAAGTCATCGAGATCTCCGACGACATCCAGGAGCACATCTCAGAGGCCAACGCGGCGCGCGACCGCGCCCTGGAGATCGCGCGAAGCATCGCAAAAGAGGGCGAGCAGAAGGTCTCGACCGTGATGCGCGAAGCGATCACGGAACTGCTCGCGAGCGAGTCTCCGCAATTTTTACTGTCGCTTTCTCACATCCCAGGCAGCTTCTGAGCTATCATCGACGCAAATGGCGTCGGCCAGAACAATTAACCGGCTCCACGATTTAAGCTCGACTCCTGCCGTGCTTACTCGCCGCGCAGACGCCGTGTTCCCTCCGCAGTACACCGGCTACACCGGCAGCGGATCGCCCTACGATGCGACCGGCAGCGGAAGACGCCTGGGGCAGTGGAATCCGACCCGGCTGGGGCCGACGACATCGTTGTGGAGCACGCGCGACCTGATGTTGGCAAGGTGCCACGATGAGGTCCGCAACAATCCGCTCGCGACCAGCGCGGTGGATAATTTTGAAAGCCAGATTATCGGGAACGGGATCAAGCCGAAGTGGCAGTTGAAGGACGAGGCCCTGAAGGAGCAGATCGAGCGCGAGTTTCGGTTGAGCACTTCGAACACGGCCATCGACTACAACGGCAAGTGTGATTTTTTTGGCTTGCAGGCGTTAGCGGCCAGGGAGATATTCGAAGGCGGCGAAGTGTTCGTGCGCAGGCACGTCAGGCCGCTCAACTGGAATCCGAACCCGAACGTGAAGATCCCGATGAGAGTGCCGCTTCAGTTCCAACTGATCGAGAGCGAGCAGGTTCCCATTTGGTTGAATCTCAGCGCCACGCCTGGGCCGATTGTCGCGAAGCCTGGGAGCGTGGTCCGCACCGGTAAAGAATACGACGCCCAGGGAAGGCTCGCCGCGTACCACATGTATCGCGAGCATCCCGGCGAGACCATGTTCTTTACTTCGACGGCGCTGCAATTCGTCCGCGTGCCATCGGACTATATGCTGCACTGTTACAAGCCGTTTCGCGCGGGACTGCTGCGCGGCCAGCCGCATCTGTCGAGCGTGCTGGTCACGCTGCACGAGCTAGCGAAGTACACGGACGCGGCGGTTGTCGCGAAGCAGATCCAGGCCATGTTCGCGGGCTTCATAACCAAGCTCACGCCGGAAGGCGAAGTCGTGCCGGTAGATTTGCCGGGTGCGCCTGGAGCCGCATATCAGCCGCCTGGAGTGCGCTTGGGCGAGCTAGAGCCGGGATCGTTGAACGAACTCTACCCAGGGGAAGATATCCGATTTCCGACGCTGCCCGCGAATACGGATCTCCAGACGTTCATGTCGGTAATGCTGCATCAGTTCGCGGCGGCGATAGGCGCGAGCTACGAACAGATCACTGGCGACTTGAAGGGCGTCAATCTCTCCTCGATCCGCGCCGGTCTCCAGGACGTTCATCGCAAAGCGGAGCAATTTATCTACAACGTCGTCGTGGCGCAGTTCTGCACGCCGATGATGCGCTGGTGGCTCGATGAAGCGGTCCTCTGCGGGCGTCTGAATCTCCCTGGGTACGCGGAGGAACCGGAGCAATACTGGGATGTCTCCTGGATGCCGTGCGGCTGGCCGTTCGTTGATCCCGACAAGGACGTACAGGCGAAGATGCAAGCGGTGCGCTGCGGCTTCACATCGCGCGAAGCGGTGTGCGCGGAGACCGGCGAGGACGCCGCCGACATCGACGCGGCGCAAGTGCGCGACAACACGCGGGCCGATGCCATTGGTTTGGTCTACGATTGCGATCCGCGCAAGATTCTCGTGGGCAAGGAGACTTCGCCAGAGGCCACGGAAGAAGGGACGCCCGAATCCCAGGACGAGGACCAGGAGCAGGACCAGGGCAAGCCGCAGAAAGTAGGTGCATGATGAAAGCGCCGCTCATTCACGTTGCGCAGATGGTCTTCAATACTCCGCTCGCGATCCAGGTGGAGAAGCTCGAAGCCATCCTGCACGCCATCGGTCCCAGGCTGGTCGCGGACAGCGATGCGCTCGATGAGTTGCTGCGCCTGCACGCGATCCCGGCGCGGCCCATGTTGATCAACGACGCGGTGGTGATCGCGGCCCAGGCCGACGACGACGACCGCAACAAGAAGCCCTACAAGCTCACGCCCGAAGGCATCGCGATCATCCCTGTAACCGGCTCGCTGATGAAGAAGAATTCCTGGATGTCGGCATCGTCAGGGTTGTGCAGCTACCAGGGCCTGGAGAGCGCCTGCGTGGCCGCGCTCGCGGACCCGATGGTGAAGGCGGTGCTCTGGGATGTCGACAGCCCAGGCGGAACGACGCACGGCTGTTTCGAGTTGAGCGATGCGCTCTACAACCTGCGTGGCGATAAGCCGATGTGGGCGTGCGCCAACGATCTCGCGGCCAGCGCGGCGTACTGCCTCGCGTCGAGCGCCGACCGGCTGTTCGTCACGCGCACCGGCGGCGTGGGCAGCATCGGCGTCTTCGCGCTGCACTGCGATCAGTCGGCGGCGGATGAGAACATAGGCGTGAAGTTCACGTACGTCTACGCGGGCGAGAAGAAAACCGAAGGCAACCCGCACCAGCCGCTCACTAAGTCGGCGCGGGCCGACATCCAGGCCGAAGTGGATCGCGAGTACGTCATGTTCACCCAGGCCGTGGCGCGCAATCGCGGCTTCGCGGGCGCCACCCAGGAGAAGGTGCAGAAGACCGAAGCCGCTGTTTTATACGGCGAGAACGCGGTCGGAATGCTGGCCGATGACGTGGCTACGCTCGATGAGGCGCTCGAAGCCCTGACGCGGAAAGTCAATGGCCCCAGGGTGAAATCCTCTGGAAAACTTGCGCTTGAAACACAAAGTGTGGATAATGCTCCCAACGGGGCCGTAGCGGCGGGACCGGGAACGGTAGACATGGTGCCTGCTATACCGCCGCACAAAACCGCCACTTCAGACAAAGCCTGGAGTGGTCCTACCGCCAAGAAAAACCTGCGCGAGGATGCCGAAGCCGCGTATTACCGCAGCGCCTATGCATTCGCGAAACCGGACGGCGACCCGAAGACCAAAGCCGGTTATTCCTACATCCACCACGAAGTATCGAGCGGCGGCGACGTGGGCGCGGCCAACATTAAGGCGTGCCAGACCTCTATCGGCGTGTTGAACGGCGGTCGCGGCGGCACGGTTCTGAAGGGCGGCGACCGCAAGGGCGTCTATAACCACGTCGCGAAGCATCTGCGGGACGCGAAGCTGGAGCCTGCGCCGCTCGCGGAGTATCGCGACTATCTCGCCGCGTGCCTGGAGTACGCTCTCGAAACCGGAGATGCCCAACTGCACTCCGAAATCCTGGTCAACCTCGTAACCGATGCAGACGGTGACGTGAAAGGAGCCGATATGGCAAAGCCCTGCGATGACGACATGAAGAAGGCCAAAGGGTCCGCAGCCGAAGACGTTGACGCCGCCGATCCGAAGGATGACGAGAAGGACGACGACGACGAGAAAGACGACGACGAGGACGAAGACGAGGAAGACGACGAGAAGAAGAAGGATGCCAAGAAGGGCGCGTCCACTCGCTCGAAGAAAGCCGCCAAGGACGATGGCGACGAGGACGAAGACGACAAGAAGGGCCGTCGTGGCTCAGTAACGGAGATGCCAATGGTTGCCAATGCCGCCGCAGAAAGGATCGCGGACCTGTGCGAAATCGCCGGGGCGCCGGAACTGGCCGCGACGTACATCAAGAACCGTCTCACCGTCGATCAGGTGATCGCGAAGCTCAGTGAGCGCCGGTCGAAAGCTTCCGCCGAAGCCGGGACCGTCAATTCCTTCGTCTCTGGCGATGGCGGCTTCGGCCCTGGACCCAACCAGGGGAGCGGGCAGGCGTCCATCGATGAAGCCATCCGGCAGGCGCACGTGATGGCGCAGAATTCGGGCGGCAAGCTCACGCGCTCGAAGGCGTTTGAGCAACTGTTGAAGGCGAACCCGGCGATCTACGACCGCTACATGGAAGAGCGGGACGCGGTGATCGCGCAGTCGCCCAGCGGCTCTGGCCGCGTGTTACGCGAGTATGTGCTCAACAACCAGCGCCGGTACATGGCTGGCCTGGGACTGAGTATGACCATTGACGACGTGCCTGCGCGCCGTCAGATGTAAGGAGGAAACGATGCCGTACAACGAGGGAATGTTCAATTGTTACACCGCGCCTGCGGGCGCCGACTTATCGGGCAAACAGTTTTATGGCGTATCGCTCGTCAACGATACCGCGAACCCTCCTGGCGTGCATGTTGTCGTCGGCACGACATTGAAGGGCATCGCGGGAATCTTGCAGAACAATCCGCTGCCGGGGCAGGCCGCGCAGGTTCAATCGACCGGCGCTACCAAGGCGGCGATTTCAGCGAGCGTAGTGGTCACCGGCGGTACCACGTTCTTGCAGTGCGATGTAGGCGGAACGCTCACGCCAGTGACTACCGGCCAGATCGTGGCGCAGGCCCTGGAGACAATAGCTTCGACGCCGAACGTGATGATCATCAGCGTGCGTTTGATGATGGGCAACGCGGCTACCGCGTAGTTTGTTAGTTAGTTGGACCCTGGGGCGTTTGGCAGTAACTCATAACTGCTTTGTGGTCACGCGGGTTGGCCCTAGAAGAAAGCGATAGCTTCCCGCACCCTGACGAGATACGCATTCCTGCGTGTCTTTTCCCCTTGATTACTTAATTTTGCCGCTGGGCTAGAGGCTTACTCTGGCTGCGCGCGAGGAGTAACTGAAGTGGCTCAACCAACGATGTCGGACCTGCACGTCAATGCCTTATTGACGGATATGAGCGCAATGTACGCGCAGGAGCAGGATGTTTTCATTGCGCGGGACGTGTTCCCAATCGTGCCGGTCACTAAGATATCCGACCGATACACGGTCTACTCTCGCGCTGATTTTAATCGGAATCAAATGCAGAAGCGCGCCCCAGGGACGCTCGTGAAGAACGTGGGCTACCGGGTGGACACGCAGCCGACTTATGTCTGCGACGTGTGGGCGCTGGGCCGCGCGATTGACGACCAAGTCAGAGGCAACGCCGACGCGGTCTTCAATCTCGACTTAGAGGCTACCCGCCTACTTACAACTCAGTCGTTGATCAACCGCGAGTATGTGTGGTTCACCACGTTCTTCGCGGCTAACGTCTGGTCGAATAACTGGACCGGCAATGCGACGGCTGGCGCCAGCTATCCCACGACGCCGCCTACCTCGCCCGCGTCGAGCTACAACTTCATGTTCTGGTCGAACTCAGCGTCCACGCCGATCCAGGATGTCCGCACCATGAAGCGCATCGTGCAGATGACGAATGGGGGATTTAGACCCAACAAAATGGTCATCGGTCGGCCCGTGCTCGACGTGCTGATCGATCATCCCGAATTCGTGGACAGGGTCAAATATGGGCAGACGGCGCCCAGACCCGCGAAGGTCGTGCTCGAAGCGTTGGCGGAGATCTTCGAGATGGACACGGTGCATGTGTCCGATGCGATCTACAACACCGCCGCCGAAGCCGCAGGCCCCGATTCCGGCGCGAGCTACGTGCCGCCCTCCTATAACCAGGGCATCAACGCGGGTGAGTCGAATTCCTTCATCGCCGGTCCCAACGTGTGGATTGGCTACACGCCTCCAGCGCCCGGTCTGATGACTCCAGCGGCGGGATATACGTTCGCGTGGAGCGGCTATTTCGGCGCCACCCAGGCCGGTGAGCGCATCAGCAGTTACTATTTCCAGCCGGATAGATCCACTCACGTGGAAATCGAGTCGGCTTACGCGCAGAAGGTCATCTCGCCCGATATGGGCGGCATGTTCCTAAGCTGCATCTAAACTCCGCAGTGAAGCGGGCAAAGGAGAAGGCAAAGATGGCGAACGAAAAGCCAAAGGAAACTACGCCGACCACGCCTGGGCAGCATCCAGCCGCCGGTCAGACCGATAAGAAGGCCCAGGGCGACGAGAAGCCGGAACAGCCGCTATCTCCGCGCGAGCAGGCGGAGAAGGACGCGGAGAAGCTCAGTGACGCCGACAAGAAGCAGATCATTGCCGACGCGGTGCAGGGCTATTTGAGGACGAATTACATCACCGGAGTCACCCTGGTGGTCTGCGAGCAGTTCGTTGCCGATTCGCTGAAGGCAGCGCGCAGCGCGGCGCAGACGGGACAACAGACGGGACAGCACGCCAGCCCGCAGCATCAGGCCGGTGAAGGACACACGCACAAGTCGTGACACACGCGCTCATACCCTGGAGGACGCTTACGCGCGGCGGCGTGCCGCCCTTGAAGGTCGCGCGCCTGCCGCTCACCGTGGGCGAGGTGACGGTACCAGTGGGCGCGCAGCTCGATCCTGAGCTATTCCCGCATCAGATCAGGGCCGAACGGCTCCGCCAATTTTACGAAATGCGCCGCCTGGAGCCTATGGAGGGATCGTTGACGCTACGCGAATACTACCTGAAAAGTCTCGCGAAGCGCAGCGGGCAGGCTTCAGGCGAGACCATCGCGCCGATCACGCCCGTCGCCTCTGAGATCGTCGCGGATCTGCCGCCGGTCGAAGCGCCGGTGGAGCAACCGAAGCCGAAGCCGCAACCGCAACCGAAGCCGAAGCCGAAGAACAAGCGATATGGACTTTGATGTCTTAGTCGGAAGAATGGACGATACGCTCACCGCGACGTTCCGTAAGATCGACAAGCCTTCGGGGCAAGTGATTCAGCTTGTCATTCATCCGCGAGACGGCAGCGGCGATGTCTCCGTGGATTGCATCGTGGAGAGTCCCGCGATCCAGGAGGATTACATGCCGGGTTCGGCGCAGGGTTCAGCGATGCTCTGGCTGTTCGTCCCGGCCAGCGCGGGCGTGGACGATCTGCGCAGCGATACGGCGACTTACAACGGCGTCGATTACGACGTTGTGCAATCGGACGATGACCGGTGCGGCGGCGTGCATATCCGCCTGCGCAAGCGGTCCTTCCCGTGGAACCAGTGAGGAGCGATGATCCCTTCCAAGCTAGCCGTCGATTCCGTGATCGCATCGTTGAAGTCGATACCGG